TAATGCCATACATATTTTTTTACAATATTACTAATTTCTTACGCAATTGCAAAGGTACGCCTCTTAATTACTAATTCGGTCGCACCATGAACCATTGCATCAACCCTGTCAGGACTGTCTTTATTCGAATCTGGATTAAACGTTACCATTTGGCTTTCGAGTTTTGGGAACATACCAACGTGCCATATTTTCCCTTGTTCGTAAAGGCTATAAATCGGTTCGGCTCGTAACGCTTTGCCTTTTGTGGCTGTTACTAGGATGATTCGATTGGTCTTGTCTACCTGCCTTATGACTGCCATTACCATGTCTCCACCTTGGTTCTTTTCAGCTACATAAGCATCGCAATTCCATTTTATATAGGCTTGGTTCGCAACGGTTGCCCATTCGAGCGGGCTATATTTCCCTGAAATATCCTCCAAAACATAGATATGACCGTTTGCCGATTTGCCTAAGACTACAATTCCCGTCTCATCACTATCCATCGTTTTAGTGACAGCTGGATCAATCGAAACAATGACCCGCACCAATTCAGGCGCAACCCGAACCCTTTGACGGTCAAGGATGGAACGATTCCAAAGGAGTCCTTCAGCATCATCGAGCCAATGGCCTAAATATCTATGATTGTATCGTAATGGATTGGTTAGTCTGACCGATTCAGCTTTTGCCAGAAATTTATCAGAAAGGTTTTCAATATTGTCTAAATAGTTATGATGAATGTAGGTAACATTTCCAATTACGCCCGTAAATTCGTTTGGAAGGTTATGAGGTTCAAACCAACGTTTGTAATACCATGCACTTTTAAACGAGGGATTAAGGATTAAAATAACTACGTTTTTTGCGTTTTTGCTTCGTACCGTTTCATCAATGGTATCAAAATTATTTTCGTTTGGCTCTTCCTCAAATTCGTCATATATCCACATAGTCAGGTCTGGAATACCTTTGAGCTTTGCGGTTTGGTTGCCGCTTTGGGTTTTTATTCCTGAAAAGATTATTTGGTTATTCGTGTGAACGTTTATGATTTCGCTTTCCAATACCCTAAAATCTGATTCAGCCTTAAAGCTTTCAATCACTCCTTTGTATTCGGGAATGATTGACTTTTTTGCAGAGTTCATGGAATAACGGGTAGCTAATATCTTATGCCCTTTTTCATAGGTTGCTCTAATAGCTATATCCTTAGCCACAAACGTTTTACCACCTCCTCTACCACCTGTAAATATATAGTAGTTGGTTAATCCCTCATAAACCGTTTCAAACTTTTCATCTATCCTTATCATTCTTACCCTTTACCCATTGAATTAATGGAATGTTCACGGGCTGGCCTCCTGTGGTGTGATCCGTATAAGTCATTGCTAAACGTTTCCTTTCGTCATCAGTACAAATCAGCTTCATTAATGCCAATTGTAAAGCGGGCGCGGTTGATTTATACCACTTTGACCGCATGGAAGACTTTATTTCAATCTTATTAATATCTAACAAGTCTTTTAGTTCGTTACTTTCGTCACCATTAATAGGGAAATACTCATAATAGGTTTTCTTTGCAATCGGCAAAAATGCCACTACGTCTTCAATAAAAAATAACTTTCTCTTGAGTATTTCGGCCTTAGCCAGTTCGAATATTTTAGTTTTGTCGTATGCCATTGAGTTTGATTATTAAAGTAGGATCTAACGCCTTCATTCTATTTACAATTACATCACAATACTTTGGGTCGAGTTCCATGCCATAACACTTTCTTTTTAATTGGTGTGATGCTACCATTGTTGAGCCTGAACCAAGAAATAAATCCACTATAAACTCTCCTTTAAATTTATTTAACAAAATATTAAGCATGCCAATAGGTTTCATTGTTGGATGCGGCTTTATTCCGTTGACCTTATCTACCATTCTGTTTGCCCAACTCACATATTCGTATCTAAGTATCTCTCTTTTCACTTTCCTTTTACTAAAAATAGTTTCAAATGCAGAACCTATTATTTTATCATACCTTTCTTCCACTCTTTTATCCCATATAATCCAACTACCTTCATTTTTTTTGGGAATATAATCTGAGTAATAATCAGCACCAAATAATACTATATCATCGCAGTAGTTAAATAATGAAAATATAATAGATGGGTCAAATTGCTTGTCGTCATTTTCTATATTATCGTGTTTTCTACCGGGTTTTATTGTATTGCTTCCCATTTTGGAAAAATCAGCATCTAAAAACATCCCATAAGGCGGATCAGTAAAAACCATATCAGCTTTCTCTTCATTCATTAACTTTGCAACGGTATCGCTGCAAGTTGAATCACCGCACAACAAACGATGTTCTCCAATCTCGTAAAGGTCGCCTAATACCGTTATCGGTATATTTGGAGGTGTTGTATCAAAATTATCCTCTTCTGCTTCTAGTTTTTTAACTCCAAAATCTGGAATATCCAAACCCCATTCCTCCAATTCCTCGCTATTCCATTCATCCTTTAGTTGTTCCCAATTCCATTCACCAAATGAGGCATTGTCTTTTATAAGAAATTCGGCCTTTTGCTCTTGAGTCCAATCGTCTGCAAGCAATACGGGTAATTTAGCGATTTTAAGCTCTTTTGCTGCCTTTAGCCTCATATTACCACCCAATACAATTAGTTTTCCGTCAACGTCAGTAAAACAGACCAGCGGCCTCTTTCTAAGCATATCAGGGAAGGACTCTAATGACCTTTTTAGCTTATCAAACTTTTCATCTTTTATAATCCTCGGATTGTTAGGATTCGGCTTTATTCGGTTTATGTCAACTTCTTCCATAATAGTATTTATCAATTTTCAAATCCACCACCGATTTAGGTCTCATTTCTTCCATTCCTTAACAATCTTAGGTGAACCGTCTTCAATCACAAATATAGTAACAATATACGATTTCCATTTAAGAAAGTCCAATACTGCCCTTGCTTTTGTTTCTGCACCCTCCAATGTATTGGCTATCCTAAGGAACTGGCATAGGCTTCGACTCAAAGGGTCTGCGTTTGATATGGTGAAGGAGTGAGTCATTGTTTTACTATTTAATACAAAAGTACATAAAACGAGATAAAACGGCATTAAAACGACCGTTTAGCTGCGTGTTAGAGTGCATTAATTTGCCTAACTATCTGTGTGCCATTTGTGGCAGGGTTCGCAAAGTTGGTCTCTGTATTCTTTTGTGGTCTTGTCGCAATCTCGGCAAACAAACGGCACAATAACATTATCTAAAGGTAATGTTTGCCCTTGCTTTAGTGATTGTAAACGAAATTCAAATTCATTTAGGAACTCTTCATCTGTTGGCATTCCTCCAATGCCTTCCATTCCTTTTACTATGTCAATTACTTTTTCTGATATATTCATAATTCTTTTTTGTTTAGTCGGGCAAAAAATACCCTTAGATTTGCCATTAATCCTCATCCCCAATCGCATCAAAAAAGGCGGTTTCGATTTCTTTCATATCCCAATCTAGTATTTCAATCTGTCTAATCTCAAATCTTGGCTCATCCATCGGCTGATCTCTATCCGTTGACCGTTCAGGGATATTATATTCAGCTGTTAGTTGCAAGTAGATATTACCGATTTTGATTATTTTGGTTGCTGTTTTCATTTTCGTGTCGTTTAGTTCCCTATTTATTTAAGTTAAGCAAATATAATATACTTAAAAGTACCAATCAAGTGAATGGACATATTTATTTTTAACGATTGGAATTTTATGGTTTTCAATCGTTAAAAGCGTTAAAAGCGATGATTATCAATTGGTTACGGGTCATATTTTTAACGGTTTTAACGATTTTAACGATTTTCCCTATATGTTGTTTGTATTTAGAGCGTTTTTTCATTTTTGAACAACATATATAGAATGTTAAAAAAAGGGCTTAATCGTTAAAATGGTTAAAAGTACCATTTTTAAGAACTGAATATCAAGGTTTTAAGAGGTTTTAACGATTTTTTAACGATTGACTTTCTTGAAATAATGATTAAAATCGTTAAAACCTTTAAAAATACTATTTTAAAACGGTAATTCTTCTTTCTTTTCATCCGTTCCGTTTAGCTCTGTTTTCAATACAATTCTTTTATTTCCATACCCTGAAATTATTTCTTTCCCAACTGATTCAAGGTATTTTGAAAACTTTATTTTAGACTGTTGAAACGCTCCCGTTACATCGCAATATTGGGCATAATCGGCATATAAAAAGCTGTAATCAATGTTTTCAGTCGATTCTAATACCCTTTCATCATACCATGCCGAAACGCTGTTTAGCTCGTTTTTGTACTTTTGTACTTCTTGCTTAACGATTTCAGGAGCGTGCAGCCCACTCTCTTTAAATCGTATAAAACCCTCTAAACACCAATTCAAAATACCTGACAATTCACCCTTAAAATCATTCATTACGTCTTCGGTCTTTCGGATGGTGTCCTTAGAAAATTTATATTCGAAAGGTATCAAATGAACCCTCCTCCAAATGCCATGATCATCACCTTTTATAATTGGCTTATGATTTCCGAACATCCAAAGCTTGTGAGTTGGCTCAAAATCGAACGGATCCCCATAGATTCGCCGTGCTGAAATGGTATCGCCTCCAGTCAAATCTTTAATCAATGCTTCATTTAATTTCTTTCCTTCTGGTATTTCGGAGGATAAAACAAGCCTACTCCCTTTCAAGTTTGCAATGTTATAATCTGTTCCCGTTTGGTTTTTTGTCAATAAAGAATCAACGGGAAAGGACTGATAATAATCTTGAAACACTAATTTTATCGTATTGAAAAACGTGCTTTTGCCGTTTGCTCCCTGACCATAACAAAAGAAA